TTGTTGAGGAGAATGTTACAGTAGGTGGATTTTCTGGATCGTATCCTTTACCAGGATTTAATACTTCAACACCAGTAATAACACCATTGACTACAGTTGCCTCTGCTGTTGCTTGAACAGGAGTAATGCCAGCAAATACTTGGTTAGCACCGCTAGGTGGTGCATCAATAGTAACAGTTACAGTTCCACCCCAACCAGCGCCACCATCTGTAATGTCAATGCCATCACTTGCAGTGCCACCATAATCATTTCCAATTGCTTCAAAGAGTGCTGGATAATCATGAATATAATACTCAGATCCATCACAATAGATATAACCAGGATATTGATATTCTGGATTATTCTCTGGTTCAGCGTCACCAGAAATTTCAGTATAAGCAGTTGTTCCACCTTCTAAACTTGGAACAATTGCAGGAACATATTCATGATCGAACGATCCTTCAACAGACTTTAATACCTGAATGATAGTGCCAATTCCTTGACTATCAGGAAACTTATCTGTGTAATAGAGTTCTCTTCTATTTCTATACTTTGGATTTGTTGCAACCATCGTCTTTAATACTTAATTAGATATTCCATGATGATATAAGGACTGGTAATTTGATCAAGAGAAGCAACTTGATCAGTTTGCAGTGTCAACGTCGTTTGTAGATTGTCAGGGGACAACAGGAAACCATTCGTTTTAATTTTATATGTATGTGTTTCCTGAGTAAGAAGAATTTTATGTGAGTGAATGGTAGGGTCACCATCATTTTGCACTAGTTCTTCAATCTCAGTGAAAACATTATTGACTTGGGGATATGATTGTTGGGTCTTCGACTGTGTATTACTATTTAATGGAACAACATCAGACAAACTTGTTCCTTTCCAGTCATTAGGAACACCAGTTGCACCAGTTACATAGGTAGCAGGAACATTTCCAGTATCATTATAACTGCCTTGATCTAACTGATTACAACTTCCAAGTCCGAGACCGAAGCTAACAAAGTTTGGTGGTGCAGCGAAGTCAACATCTTCCAAACTAAAATTAGTAGAACTTGTAAGCAAACATTGGTATCTTAATGAGTTTAGACCAGCAGATCCTGCCAAGTCATAGCAATAGTTAGAGTAAACAACCTCAAAACCTGTGTTAGTTTCAACTGGTTGAGATCTAGAAGTTTGACCAGATGCAATCGCCCAGCATGGTGGTTGGTTTGTGCCCGCACCTTCGCTACTGCCACCATTAGGATATTGAGTGTTATCTAACCAATCTTGAATTGGAATAGTTGTTGCAGTAAAATAAGATCCAATACCCTGAGATCTTGGTTCATTATCTTCGTTAGTAGTTTTAATTCTCAATCTATTTGTGGTTGAGAAGTGCATGTGCGAATGCAATGCTAAACTGTCAACTGCTTCTTGATCAGTAAAACCACTATTGTTTGTTCCTTTTGACCAGGATGGTTTTCCTTTCAGTGGAATTTCATGCGAAGGAACAGCAAAAGTTCCAACATAACTTAACTGAATAACTGTTGTATTTCCTGTAGTTACACCAGCTGTTGGTGTAGCAGTGATGCCCATACCAGATCTTCTTTTCTCATTACCATTTTGATCTTCAGTAACAATGTTAAGATAAGAACCAGCAGCAGCACCAGTCGTTGGTTTTGGATACTTGGAACCTAAATCTGGAACAATAAATTCATCATCATTGAGAATATCAAGTGCATCATTATTAATGTCATATCGAATAAATTTGGATGCAGATCCTACACCCAAAATTTCTGCTAATTGTGGATAATCATCTGCTTTATAGATAGTTCCATCACATTTTAGATAACCAGCAGGTAGAACGCTGATATTATCCTCACTATTTGGATCTGTGTTTGCCAATTCTACTGGCCAAACAATAATACTACCTGTTCCAGATCCGTATTTTGCTCTTTCTTTTGAGTAATGTGATGCCATCAGAATGCTTTGATTAGGAACGTAACAACTAGTGCTGGCATTGATACCTCAGCAATAATATTTAGGGCGTCATTGATATTTTCGGGAGCAACTGTGCCTAAACTAATGTCGTTAATTGCAAAGACAGTTGGAGCAGCAAGAGATCCTTGACCCTGAATAATTTCAAAACTGCCATGGTTGTGACCTAAGAAAGAAGAACTATTTGGATCTAACTGTGAAGTAATATTATTAGTTGTTGTTGGATATGTTCCGTGTCTAAATTCTAATGTTTGATTTGTAAGTTGAGCAGAGTTAATTGTTGGTTGCGATAGTTCTAGAGTGTAAACATAGTTAGCATCCGAAGTTCCTTCTCTACTAATTGCTACAATCTGTGTGCCAGGAGCAAGAACACTATCAAGATATACCCACATGAAAGGAACAACCTGATCTAATTCATATGCATTACCAATGTTGGCACCTGCAGGCAAATCAATAGAACTAGCAGTTGGTTCAATTGTAACTCCAGCAACACTCCATGGTGCAGATGTATCTGGATCATAGTTAACTACAGGTCCAAAGTGATTTCTTCTATTAGCAACTTCCATTGGTTTAGGGAAGATACCAGTCCACGCATCCTGAGCATGAGTTTTTACTGGATCGGTAACATCAAAGGTTGCTGTATATGCACTACCATTAAATTGATATTGTAGATTATCTGCTTTTTGAATTCCCGATGGATGTTGTCCAGAAGGTGGCCATGATTGTGCAGGAACTTGTCCCCAAGATGCACTTCCACTAAAGAGATAAAACTTATCTGTCTGTGGTAGTGTAAATTCATGCTGCTCATCACCATAATATGTGATAGTATTTCTACCCTGCTGCCAAGATGGTGCAGTATCTGGCGCTGTCAACTGACATTCAGAGTAACCAAAGTCAGTAACACAGTTACCAGAAATACCACCACCAGTTGTAATACCAGTTGGTTCAAATGGTTGTGGTCCAGCAAATTGTGCTGTTGCTCTACTATATGTTCCTGGGTGTGAGTGACCAGGAGTGTGGTTGATACCTAATTTTCTGTTAATAGTATAAACAGTAGCACTAAAGTCTGGTGGAGCAATTGAAATATTTGTGAACTTTCCACTCATTGAGATGGATGCATCCACAGTAAAATCAATATCAGTGTTGGCATTGATAGTGATAGGAATAGGTGCATTCAAACTAATGCTACCAAATCCATCTACCAGTGGGTCACCAGTATAAGAATTAGTTACCAAAACATCATATGCGTCAGTTTGACCATACTGATATGCTGTCTGTGCAAGATGCGTTGGTTCTAAGTCAATAGGCATTTGCAGTGTCATATTTGGCACACGAAATTTTCCAGTATATTCTGGAAAATCTCCACCAAATGCTGCATCAGCACCGTATGTATCTCCAATTTGTGCTGCTAATAAAGGATACCTTGCAGCATCCTGTAGCTTTCCATCGCAAACAATCCAACCTTGGGGGATGTTAGACAGGGCGAAACCTGTATTACCATCCCCAGACCAGGGCATGATAGTGCCAATTCTGGCACTTTTCATGAACTTGACTATTCCGTATCTGACTGCCATATTAGAGCTCTACTAACCACCAACCGCGTAAATCTGTGGGAATTTCGGATGCATTTGGATCACCCTGAGCATCACTCACTCCAACATAAACCAGACCGAAGGATGCATTTCGGGTTTGGACGATAAGTTCACCACTATCCCATGCAAGTGCAGATGGTTCCGCAGAACCTGCCTGTGCCTTAGTTCCAGTGCTGTCGCCTTGGATAGGAACAGCAGTTGTTCCAATTGGTAGGGCACGAATAATCAAGTTTGCATTATAGGATAGGTTACCACTAATATCTATAAACCTAATCATGTCTCCTGTTTGAGCAGTTTCAGATGGTAGATAAACAACCATGTTACCGCTAGAAGATGGGTTAACGAGATAGTTACCATTAGGTTGTAGTGGATTAGCAACAACTTGTCCGAAACCAGTTGTGGATGCAGCAAGATAAGTCCAGCGGCGACCACCATTTGAGTTGAAGTATCTGCTGATACCGAAGGCATCAACTGATCCATCTTGATACATGATGAAGTCTTTAGGACCAGCTCCAGTATTACCAGCACCACCAATATTGTCAATGTGAAGGATTTCTGCAGTGTTATCTGCATTCTCCTTAATTTGACCCTTGATGTAGAGACTTGCTCCCAATTCGACAGAACCATCAAGATTATCAACATTGAACATTAGTTCGTTGTTGCAAGTTCCGTTCTCTTGGCAAGTCTGCTGGAATACTCTCAACTTACCGTAGATGTCTGCTCTACCATTGAGGTATAGACCAGATCTACCAGTTACTGGATCGAGAATTGCACCATCACCAGGGTGACCGTCATCGTTAGCGATACCAAGAATGAGTGTCTTGCTATCTGTGCCATACATTCTGAAGTTACCAGCGTTGATGTTAAGATCATCGTTGATCGTTAACTTACCACCACCAAAGTATCTTCTGATGCCTTCTTCTGGAGAATCTGCATTGTTAGTATCTCTGATGCTCTTAGGCATCTTGACACCGAAGTTAGGATCAACCGTGCCATCAATACTATCTGGGAAGAAGAACTCACTACCAATTCTGATGAATTGCTCATAGTCAAGTTTCTGAGAAACTAGATTACCATTAGCAAGTTTGAGGACAATTCTGTCGGGGTTGGTGTTAGGCGAAGGTGCCTGAGTTCTACCACTTGCAGGTAGTGCTTCCAATAGAGTTGTCGTTCTGGTATCCTTCTGGATCTTAACAACTACAGCACCAACTAAGAAAGATCCCGCTGATGTTGTTTCTTGAGCACGACCACCTGATGGATATGCACTAGTTGATCTGAATGGAATACGTGGTTCACTTGTAGTAGCATCAATATATGGATCATCAGTAATAACAATGATTTCTGCCTGTGTTGAACCATTGATGATTGCAACTAGGTCACCAATTTCAAATCCAGTGATGCTGTTGACAACCATGAATTCGGTCTGTCCAGCAGATAGTGTAGAAGCAAGTAGAGTTTGTGGACCTGTTGCTTGTGCAGTCTGTGGATCTCTGGTGTAAACATAAACTGGTGCATCTGTATCATGAGCAACTTCAGTAGAACCATAGTATCCTTGGACTGCCCAGACCCAACCCCATTCATTACCAATAGTTGTGTTACCTTGGCAAGTATCAACTTCAAATGTTGTGAAGTCTCTGTTGTTCAGTGATAGTTTAGCATTGTCAGAAGTATCAGCAAAGATATCAAAGATATCGTTGACGATTGGAGTAGCACCACAACCACCTCTTAGTGTCAAGCTGCCATACATGTTTGTAATAGCAGTCTGACTATTCTCGTCACCCATGATAATGTCGCCAGTGACACTATCAACAATGAAGACTGGAACTTCGTTTGCAGTATCACAACCGCTAGTAACAATCAGTTTCTTAGAAACTTGATCCAACTGGGTCTGAACCTTGACGATTTCACCCTGGTTGAAGTCTCCATCATCATTAGTATCTTCACGATCAACGATAACGTAATCATTGGTTGTTAGTGAACCACCAAACTGCGAGAGATAGAAGTTATCAACAGGACCAGTTGCATCAACTGTCTGAGTTGTCCATGTAGCATCGAATGCAATGTTACACTTCCAGATGTTTGTAGTATCTGGGTGTGTCTCCAGATAATCTTTAGCAGGAGACAGTTGCTGTAACTTATACTTGGTGAATGAACCAAGTGGATGACGCTTAACCTTGAGGTAGTAAGGAGCACTTTCTGCACCTTGTAGACCATCTTCAGTAACTCTAACGAGTTCAGGATACTGCTCAGTTTCACCACTTCCAGTGATAACAGTATCAAGGAGGATGTAGTTACCTGCCTGGAAGTATGGAGTTGGCTTATACTTGAGTGGTAGATAGAACTCATCTCCAGTTAGTGCTGGTAGATCAGCACCTTCAGCACCGCCTCCAGTTACTGCCTCCTGATAAGTTGCATCACCCCAGGTAGAAGCACCAGCGGTATCAATTCTGTTGAAACCAGCGGAGATCTCAGCAGGTGTTGGGTTGTTAAAGTCGGCAACTGTTAGAACAGAAACGTTGATAATGTCAATGTTGCTGTTGAATGTGTTGTTACCAAGTTCACCGCTAGCATGAGCAAAATCATCTGTGCCTAATTGTGCTCTTAAACCTTCAAAGGAGTAAGATGCATTACCACCACAGAGTTTGATGTCACCATTGAAACGAGAGTTAGCATCAACTGTAAAGTTGTTTCTGATAGTAGTGCTACCACCCTGACCACCAATAGTGATTAGAGATGCGTTAGTAGCAAAGTTAACTGTCTGTGTCTGAGTGGTGAAGAAGTTAAGAACACCTGCTTCAGTTCTCAGTGTAACAACTTGATCAGGATCAGTTGCATCTCCACCGATTGTTCTGTTTGCACCGATCAGAACATCACCAGCAACACTGAATTGCTTGGATCCGATCAGAGTGAACGAGTTAGAAGAGTTGTTGTTATATGCACCACCAATTTGGATCTTCGAGATATATGATGCTGTGTCAGCAATGTCACCAATGAAGATATTGGAGTGATCAGCAGAGTTACCAAGTCTGATGTATTGATCACCAGTTTGCTCATCACCAATCTTGATTGTTTGTGCAAATCCAGCGAGGTTTAGACCAGTGCTGTTTGCAACACCAGTAAATGTGCTATCAGTGAAGAGATTGACAGTTCCAGTTGTAATGTCAGTTCTGACTTCAGCAACAGTGCCGTCACCCTGAACTTCAATGTCACGCTCGAACTGAACATCTTCAGTGAAACGTGCATCACCCTTAACAACCAGTGCTCTATTGAGTTCGGCATCGGTAGCATTAACGCCAACTTTACCCTCTGCTACTGGTCTGCTAGCTTCTAGTGGAGTAGAGGTTTCGGTAGAAACTCTTAGGACTGCCTCATCAGCAGGAGCAGCACTATCGCCACCAACGACTAGAGCATCGGCAATTCTATTTTTCTCACGATCAGCAAAGTTAGTGTGATCTAGGAAGTCAGTTGTCTTACGACCGCTGATGTATGCATTACCAACAACGTCTAGGTTAGCACGAGGATCGGTATTTGCTTCCTCAACCCATGCATTTTCAACAGCATCATGTGTAGCACGGTTGACAGTGTTAATACCAACCTTAAAGTCGCCAATGGTATCAGTTTCAGTTCTGATTGCTTCAGAACCAATGACACCAACTTCCTTCCATGCAGAGTTGGAGAACTCAATAGTTGGATCTTGTGATCCAGTTGCACCACTGACAACATCTGCCCAAGGCTTGATCTCAGATGGAATAGGATCAACAATCTGAACATGAACATAGTTATTAGTTGAGGAGAATGGATCTCCTGCAGGAGAAACAATATACCATGTTCCGTTAAGATCAGTATTTGGATAGTAATCAGAAACTCTAATTTGTGAACTATCGGTAATACCAAGTGCCTGGTTCTGAATAGCAACGCCGTTTGCTTGCCATTCAACCTTAAAGATGTTCGAACCATCAAATGTTAGTTTGAGGATGCTGGTAGGAGATACTTCGGTATAACCATCAGAATAAACCCAAGCAAAAGATCCAGTTAGGTTGACTTGCTCACCCTTGATTAGAACATCACCAGGAGTTGGGATAACACCAGCGTAATCAATATACTGATTAGCAGTTAGTCTTGTGCCACCAGCAGTTGTTAGTGGAGACTGGTTAGGTGTTAAGTTAGAACCGAAGTCACCAACAGCATGTGTGAGGAACTTGTATCCTCTTGCTCTTGGGTATCTGATTGGAGTAATCTCAAAGACAGCAGATGCAATTCTATTCTTGCTGATACGAATGTCGCCAGCAGTTGGTGGATTGAACTGTGTTCTGTCTAGTCTCTCGTCTTGCTCAATAACACCCAAATCATTCTTGGTGCTCTTAACGTTAGAACGAATGATGAGGGAATCGTCTACCTGGGTAAAGTCTCCGTCTTGAACAGAGATAACGAGAGGCGATTCAATCGAGTTGGCAAGTGATCCATCACCACCAACAATTGTAATGTTCTGGTTAAACGTTACAGGTGTATCGAAGGTAGTAACGAGACCACCGATTACATCATCCTCGTCTCCGTCATCTGCAAGAACTGCAGCATCGATGAATGTCTCTTCACCAGTAATAGCGTTAATTCTTCTGTTACCGATGTAGAGATCACCCTGAGAGTTAATACCCGTGTAGAAGACGATACCAGCGTCTTGTTTCTTACTTTGAGCATAGAAGTCCTGCTCAGGTGTTAGGACGACTTCCTGACGCGCTGGGAGACCCGTGGAGTAGTTACCAGGACCGAAACCAAGGTATTCAAATGTATGGTTACCAGCACGAGCGATAGATGGTCTACGGAGTTCGATGTAGTATCTCTGATCTGCTAGAACAGTGCTGTCACCAGCGATAGGAATACGACGATCTTCTGAACCAGATACTGCGTTACCTTCCTGTGCTCTAATCTGATTATCACCAGTGTAGGTGTTGAGGATAAATGCAGGGTTGCTGATTAGATCTTCAACAAGTTCTCTGGTTACAGAGTTCTTATAGTCGTTAACAGTAACTAGACCATGGACATAGTTGTCAGCAGCAGAGAATGCCTGTGGTGGGTCAATTAGGTTAGCATAGTAATCTTTCTCTGCCTGAGTTGTTCCGTTGTTTTGGAACCAGAGAGGATCGTTTCTATAGTTGAGAGGATAGAGTTTGCTGACTGGTTGTGAGAACTTAAATCTACGGAAGTTAGTAGAAACACCAGCACCAGTTGGGAATGGAGAAACATTACCACGGAGAGCAGTGATGTAGTAAACACCATCTTGCTGACCAGCAATTCTACGCTGTAGTGTCTCATAACCGAAGATGTAGAATGTATCTTCAACAACTCCAACATCATCAACACTAGCAACATAGTATTCAACACCAGCGTCGTCTTGAATACGATCACCAGGAGTGATGGTATAAACATTCGCGCCGTCTTGCTTGTAAAAATACTGGGAGAAATTTTTGCGGATTAGTGTTTTCAGAGGTAGCGATTTGCCCATATCCTGGTCTTCCAGCATATCAGCAAAGACATTACCCTGAGTAAATCTGGTGTTAGTGAACTCACTATACTCAAGAATACCACCACGGATATTCTTGATGATTAGATAGTGATCACCACCAACGCTGTAGTATGCGTGGATATTGCACTGACCAGAGCT